CGTAGCTTCACTAGCTTTTAAAAAATAAAAACCAGATATATGGCCATTCCAATGTGTATGTAATGTATGGTGTCCACCACCTTTTTTAGCAAATTCTTGAACCCACATTTCTGTAGTAAATAATTGATAGTTTGTTAAATCAAAACCCATTTCTATTAATAAATTATGGGCTGTTGCACCTATATAATCTTGTAATTGTTTAAAATTAGGATCTCCTATTAACGAGGTGGAATGAAAAACATTACCCATATCTCCTTTATCTCCAAACTTTTTATTTCTTTTATCTATGCTTTTTTTTAAATTTTTCTTTGCTATTTTTATATAAGGATCAGATGCTTTATTTAAATCATTTACAAATGCAGGTTCATTTGCAAACCATATAGGGCATTTAAAAATATCTTCTCTATTTAATTGTTGTGGAAAAGTTGTTTTAATTTTTTTATTTTTCATTTATAAGGCCATCCTAAATTCCAAATAACCAAACTATATCTTGAACCTTTTTTAACAGGACATACTCTATGCCATACAAAACCAGGAAACACTACTAAAGATCCTTTAGGTAATATTTCAGTGCATTTTTTTATGTTAGGTTTTTTATTTGGATCCATGTTTCTAAAATCAAATTCTAGTTCACCACCTTTATAATCTTTAGGGTCTGATAATGTTACTGTAACAGATAATTTTCTAATTTTACCATGAGAATTAGGCTCATCTGGTTTATCATAAGGTTTATCCCAACCATCACAGTGCCAATCATAGTATTGACCTTTATTGTATTTGGTAAATTGACATGACTCAGAAAAATCCCATTGAAAATTCCAACCTGCACCAATATTGGCTTGATGAATATAAGGTTGAATTTCTTTATAAATCCAACGATCTGACATCCACACAACATCTGAATCTCTTTTCTTCTTTAAATCTTTAATTTGTTTTTGATTTAATTTTGTACGATCATACCCACCAGTGACTGCCATTTGATCTTGTAAAGATTTTCCATAACGTACAATATCATCACAAATTCTTTTAGGAATTGCTGATTTAAAATACCAATAATAATTTGTAAGATTCATAATCTTTCTTATATCAAGTTATATTTTAAAGTTATAGTAATGTAAAGTAGAATTAAGAAATAGTTAATGTAGCATTAGCTGTAAATTTAGCTATTTTGTCACCACCTGGATGAGTAGATAATGTTGTTGCAGCACAAGGAGTTCCAGCAAAAGTAACTGCACTTGGTCCTCTTACTACTACTATACCTGAACCACCTGCATTTGCAGGTCCTGGATTACATCCTCCAGATTCACCACCACCTCCACCACCTGTATTAGCTGTTCCAGCTTCTGCGCAAGTACCTGGTCCTGCATCTCCGCCACCACCAGCTCCACCTGATCCTGCTGGTCCTTGTCCACCACCGCCACCACCACCAGCATAAGATGTATCTGGTCCTAAAATAAGATTAGGTGCTCCTGCACCACCATTTCCGCCAGAAGAACCAGTACCTGTAGCGCCAGCTGCAGTTACACCACCGCCACCACCAGCTCCTTCTACAGTACCAGTAGAAACTCCAGTACCTCCATCTTGACCTTGAGGGGGATCTGTTGGAGGAGTATTTCCTGATCCACCAGGATGGGGTCCTCCTATATCTGCACTTCCAGCACCACCACCACCAGATCCACCATCTCTTCCTGACATGTTTGGTTGACTAGCGGGAGGTCCACTACCACCACCTCCGCCACCTGCAGAAGTTATTGTACTCATAACTGAATTGTTTCCTGTGGTACCTCGTACAGGTTGACCAGACGCACCTGCTCCACCGCCTCCAACTGTAATTGAGTAACTTCCTGCATATAATTCTAAAACTGAACCTCGTAAAGGACTTGGCCCAAATCCTGATGCACGATAACCTCCTGCACCACCTCCACCACCTCTACCAGAGCCACCGCCTCCACCACCAGCAACAACTAAATAATTTAAAAAAAAAGGTGCTATCGGCCACGTTGAAGCATTACATTTACCTGCTCTTAAAGCAGCCATATGACTTTTTAAATTCCATACACCACTTGCTTTGTTTAATTCTTTTACTATTACGATTCCTGATCCACCAGCTCCACCTGAACTAGGTTCTTTTCCAGCTCCACCACCGCCACCACCAGTGTTAGCACATCCTGCTCCTGCACATCTTACGTTTGGTCCTAGACCACCTTGACCACCACCGCCTGATCCTCCAGCAGCAGCACATCCAGGGGCTGCTCTTTTTCCACCGCCACCACCGCCACCATAGGTGACACATGAACCTGTAATATTACTTGAAACTCCAGCACCACCAGCACCAGCATTACTATTTGTTCCACTTGGTTGAGCTGCATCTGTTCCAGCGGCACTTGCTCCACCACCGCCACCAGCAGCTTGAGCACTTGCTGAACTACAAGAATGAACTCCATCTCCACCAGGATTTCCTTGAGGTGGACTTACTGGAGGAGTGTTTCCTGCTGCTCCAGTTTTTGAACCTGAAGGTGCAGGTGCTGTATAACCTTGTCCACCACCACCTGAGCCCCCTGTTCCTGCATTAGAAAAAACTGCTCCACCACCACATTGACTTCTTGCACCTGCTCCACCTCCTTCAGAGGTGTAGGTTGTGCATCCTATAACAATACTTGAATTATTTCCATCTGCATGTGCAGAACCACCAGCTCCAATAGTAACTGCTCCTAAAGCTGTACCAGCACAAACTGGTAGCTCTAAACTTCTAACACCACCAGCACCACCACCGCCAGCAGATCCACCAGATGTAGATCCTCCACCACCACCTCCAGCAACTACAAGAGTTTCAATAATTTTAGTTCCATTTTGTGTTGTGACTGCACTAGGTGTGTCTGATGTTCTTGATGTAACAGTATTTTTTCCAAAAGAAGTTTTGTTAATTCTTCCAATTATACCGCCGTTGGTTCTGGCCATTTGAGTCTCCTATTCGGACACCCAAGCTGAGCCATTCCAATTATATACTGTTTTTGGATCTGAGGTGTCGTTTGATTTAGTTGCTTCCCAACCTGTGTCGTTGTCAGCGTTATATTTTGTTTCGTTCCATACAATATTATAAAACCATGACGGTGTATCTTCACCATCATCTATAACAGATGGAAAAGTTATTGGTGCTTGCCAATCGTCACTTCCATCTAAAGCCCATGAGGCATAAGGTTGAGGTAATAAAAATTTATCTTTTGATGGGTCATAAACAAAACCTATTCCTGCATATTGTTTTCTAAATTTATTATTATAAGAAGTTTGTTTAAAATTTGTATTTGGTTTTTTAAAAAAATTTTTACACCATGTTTCTCCATCTACATGTTTATCATTTTCTCCTAAAGGACCTGCTGCTGTTGTAACATCATTTGCCACAACTGTAACTTGTTTTACAACTAAATGTGTATCAGATGTAAAGCCTGTTGGGTCCGTTTTTGATTCTAATTCTGCAAAGTGTGCCATATTTTTTTCCTTAATATTATATATAAAATTTTCATATTAAAATCCAGTCCATTCTCCTGCTTTTACAAAATTATAGTGTTCATTTATAGTCCACATACCTGGTGCACTAGCAGGAATACTAGCTGCTGGTTCCTTTATTATTACTACACCTGATCCACCGTTAGTGTCGTGACCACTTGATCCTCCGCCACCACCGCCACCACCGCCAGTGTTAGCTGATCCATTTCCACCTTGACCACCACTACCTGCTCCAACTCCACCACCACCAGCACCACCAGCACCTCCACCACCACTTGGCGCTCTGTGTCCACCACCGCCACCACCAGCGTATGTTACGTCTGAGCCTGAAATTTCATTTGGTGCACCAGCACCTCCTGCTCCAGCATTTGGAGATCCTGTTGCAGTAGCTCCACCACCAGCACCTCCTCTAGCGTTGGGAGAAGCACTACCTGGACTTCCAGTTCCTCCATTTTGACCTTGAGGAGGACTTACGGGTGGAGTGTTTCCTGAACCTGCACAACCGTTCTGTGCTCCAGCACCACCACCTGAACCACCATTTTGTGCTGCCATACCTATGGGTCCACCTCCGCCTCCGCCTGCAGAAGTTACACAAAAAGCAGATGAATTACTTCCAGCTCCATCAGCAGGAACACTAGCTTCAGTAGCAGTTGGACTTCCACCACCTCCTACTACTATAGGATAAGTTGTGCATTTAACTACAGGCACAGCACTTCCTCTTAAGGGACTTGGTCCAAAACCTGTTGCGCGATAACCGCCAGCTCCACCACCGCCACCGCCGTCACCATGACTACCAAAACCACCACCGCCACCACCGGCGACAATTAAATAATCTACGTTAGCTGTTCCTTGAGCTGTGAAACATCCGTTTGCATTAAATGTGCTTACTTTTGCAGATAAACAAGCTGCTGCTGTAACTGTTTGAATTGGTCCGATAATTCCGCCATTAGCCATAGCTGATTACCTCCTACGCGTCGTCTAATTCTTCGTATGAAATAAAATAAGTTAAATCACTGTTATCACTTGCTGTAACAGCTAATATATCTGTTTCATCTAAATAGATTGGATTTTCTAAAAAACTTAATGTTGCATCTGCTGGAACAGAAATTGTATTTGCAATTTTAACATAATTAGAACCGTTATCTACACTAACTTCTAATGTTATGTCTGCTGCATTTGATCCATCAATGTTAGCAATAAGTATTGTATTTATTTTTGCTACCTTGTTGTCAGGTACATCAACAGCAGATGCTCTTGAAGTAGTCACTGCTCCTGTTGCATTTTTAGCATTAATTGTTGCTACGTTTACTATATTTGGTGTTGCCATATTATCTCCTTTTTAACCGAATACGATCGCCATTGCAATAGCTTTTCCTACTGATGCGGCACTCGAATTTGCGTCTATATACGTCACTAATCTTGAAGCAGCGACTTTTCTATTAGTTCCACCTGCTCCATTATCTACTATAAATAAATCAGCATCTACAATAGCTTCTCCAATATCCGTTCCACCATCAATATCTAAATTAGCTATACTAAAAGCACCTGCTGCTGAACCCACATAAGTTTTAATATCTGATGCTGGAATAGTTTTCATAGTTCCACCATCATTAGTTACAACACCATCACCATCTGCTAAGGTTATTGAACTACCAACTGATGTTCCACCATCTAATAAATTTAATTCTGCCGCTGTTGAAGAAACAGCTGTGCTTCCTAGCGTAAACTGTCCATCAGGCACAATAAGACCTGCTCCACCATTAAATATTAAATCATCTGCTGATGTATCCCAAGTCATATTGGCACTTGCTGTATCTCCGTAAAGTATTACATCATAACCTTGATCATCAGCACCTATTGTAAGTGTAGCGTCTAATTGAACCGCACCATCAATATCAACTGCGTCTAAATTTGTAGTTCCATCAATATCACAATTACCTGATATATCTAATTCTGTTGCTATAACTTTGTCATTAAATGTTGCTGCACCTGCTTCACTACCATCAAGAGTAAGCATTGTAATATCAGAAGTAGCATCAGTTCCTTTAAATATAATGTCTGTATCATTAGCTGTTGCATCAATTGTAATGTTTCCAGATGAAGTTGATAAAGTAACTGCTCCATCCCCAGCTGAAATATCATCTGCTGCTACACCAGCACCACTTTGAAAATATGTTTTTAATGTTGTAACATTAGTCATTCTCATCGTGCCAGCATCATTTACAAGTAAACCGTCTCCATCTGCAACTGCTGTAGTGCCTCTCGCAGTATCACCATCTATTAAATTAATTTCTGCTGCTGTTGTAGTTATTGTTGTACTACCTATTGATAATGCATCTGTTTCTAATGTGCCGTCAATATCTGCATCACCTGATATATCTAATGTAGCTGCATCTAACTCACCTGATAAAGTAATATTAGTAGCACCAGTGATTGCACCATCCATGGCAATTGCACCATTAATATCAATTGTTGTTGCAGCAATCTGTATTTCTGTGTCTGCTACTAAATCTAATTGACCATCTGTAGATGAATTAATATATAAACCAGTATCTCTAAAAAGAAGTTTATTAGTTGAATTTAAAGTTAAACCCGTTCCATCAGTGTGTGTTAAAGTTGTATCTGAATCTGCACCAAAACTTAGTACAGCAGAATCACTTAATAATTTAAGATCATCACCAATCACAGCGTCTTTTGCTACAGATAATCCACCATCAGTTTGTAATGATCCATCTGTTGTAGAAGTTGCTTCAGTAGTATCATCTGTTTTTACAATACCAC